TGCCAGCTGGCGTTTGAGACGTGCAATCTCGGTAGACATCTCCAGTTCACGTTCAGAAGACGTCTGCTGATTTTGCTGTTTACTGCGCCAGTTGTAGAGTTGTGATTCATACAGGCTGAGTTCACGGGCTGCGGCAGTAACACCGATGCGTTCAGCAAGCTTCAGGGCTTCACTGCGAAATTCAGGCGAATGCTGTTTACGGGGTTTTTTACTGGTTGATACTGTTTTTGTCATGTGAGTCACCTCTGACTGAGAGTTTACTCACTTAGCCGCGTGTCCACTATTGCTGGGTAAGATCAGTCTTTATTTGCGCCGCCATTCCGGACGAACAGGCAATAAAGGAAGAAGGTGCCGTCACTGTAGCCACTGCCATTGAAGCCGGTGATGAACGTCGCGCCCGCGCAAAATTTCACTGGCAATTCCTGGAACATTATCCGGCTGCTCAGGACTGCGCTTATAAATTTCTTGTTTGCGAGGATAAACCCGGTATACCCCGCCCTGCCCTCGATTCCTGGGATGCTGAATATATGCAGGAAAACCGCTGGGATGAGGCGTCTGCTTCCTTTGTCCCGGTCGAGACTGAATCCGATCCGATGAACGTCACTTTTGACAACCTAGCCCCTGAAGTACAGAACGCTGTCATGGTTAAGTTCGACACATGTGAAAACATCACTGTTGATATGGTGATTAGCGCACAGGAATTGTTGCAGGAAGACATGGCAACATTCGACGGCCATATCGTTGAAGCGTTGATGAAAATGCCAGAAGTTAACGCTATGTATCCGGAGCTTAAGCTGCATGCCATCGGGTGGGTTAAGCATAAATGTAAGCCTGGTGCCAAATGGCCCGAAATTCAGACAGAGATGCGCATCTGGAAAAAACGTCGCGAAGGTGAACGCAAGGAAGCCGGAAAATACACGTCTGTTGTTGATCTCGCCCGCGCCAGAGCCAATCAACAGCACACTGAAAATTCAACAGGAAAAATCAACCCGGTCATTGCTGCCATTCATCGCGAATACAAGCAGACATGGAAAACACTGGATGACGAACTGGCCTACGCTCTCTGGCCTGGTGATGTGGATGCCGGAAACATTGACGGCAGCATCCATCGCTGGGCAAAAAATGAAGTTATCGACAACGACCGCGAAGACTGGAAGCGTATCTCGGCATCAATGCGCAAACAGCCTGATGCCCTTCGCTACGACCGCCAGACTATTTTTGGCCTTGTCCGTGAACGTCCGATCGACATTCACAAAGACCCTGTGGCACTGAACAAATACATTACTGAATACCTGACTACAAAGGGCGTGTTTGAAGATGAAGGAACAAATCAGAGCGCAACTGATACTCTCTCGTCGCCAGTACCAGAAACTGATGCAGTGGAAACGGCAATTCCGGACAACGAAAAAACCGAATGCAAAGTGGAAGTCGAACCATCTGTAGAGCGTGAGGGGCCGTTCTACTTCCTCTTCACCGACAAGGATGGCGAAAAATACGGTCGCGCAAACAAACTTTCTGGTCTGGATAAGGCGCTGGCTGCCGGGGCTACTGAAATCACGAAAGAAGAATATTTCGCCCGCAAAAACAGTACATGCTCAGGTTCACAACAAAATACTGGTGCATCTGACACGACCGCACAGCCAGAACCGGTAAAAGTTACCGCTGACGAAGTAAACAAAATTATGCAGGCAGCCAATATCAGCCAGCCTGACGCCGATAAGTTGCTTGCTGCATCACGTGGTGAATTTATTGAAGGGATTAGCGACCCGAATGATCCGAAATGGGTGAAGGGGATTGAAACCCGCGATTCTGTGAACCAGAACCAGCAAGAAACGGAACAGAACGACCAGAAAGCGGAACAAAACAGCCCAAATACGCAACAAAACGAGCCAGAAACGAAACAACCTGAACCAGTAGTGCAACAGGAACCGGAAAAAATCTGCACCGCCTGCGGTCAGAGCGGTGGCGGCAACTGCCCTGATTGTGGTGCGGTGATGGGGACGCAACATACCAGGAAATATTCGATGGAGAGAATCAGCCTGAAGTTCAGGAAAATGATCCGGAGGAAATGGAAGGCACTGCGCATCAGCACAAGGAGAACACTGGCGGCAATCAGCATCATGCCAGCGATAGTGAAACTGGCGAGGCGTCAGATCCCTTAATTAAGGCGAACGGTCATCATAATCTCACATCCACCAGCAGAGCGGGGATTCATCTGATGATCGACCTTGAAACCATGGGAAAAAATCCCGATGCCCCGATTATCTCAATAGGTGCAATATTTTTCGATCCGCAAACCGGAGATATGGGACCGGAATTTAGTAAGACTGTCGATCTGGAAACTGCTGGCGGAGTCATTGATCGGGACACCATTAAATGGTGGCTTAAGCAATCACGCGAAGCGCAATCTGCCATTATGACCGATGAAATCCCGTTAGATGATGCACTGTTACAATTGCGGGAATTTATCGACGAAAACTCCGGTGAATTTTTTGTTCAGGTCTGGGGAAATGGAGCCAACTTCGACAACACGATTTTGCGCCGTTCATACGAACGGCAGGGGATCCCCTGCCCGTGGCGTTACGACAACGATCGCGATGTACGCACAATCGTTGAGCTGGGGAAAGCCATAGACTTCGATGCCAGAACGGCTATTCCATTCGAAGGTGAGCGCCATAATGCACTTGATGACGCTCGTCACCAGGCAAAATACGTTTCAGCTATCTGGCAAAAACTGATCCCGAATCAGGCTGATTTTTAATGTTCAACCGTCGCCAGTTATCGTTGATATTCTGCAACTGGCGCGTTCCGGAGTGATAGCCATGAGCGAACAGTACCTGATAACGCTCGACGAATGGAAACCAAAACGGTTCAGTCTCCCAATAACAAACACTACCCTGGTGAAATACGGAAAACTAGGATACATCGTTCCAAGACCACAAAAAATTCGTGGGCGTTGGCTGATAGATCGCCGAGCAGTATTTGTTGGGCCTGGTGAAACGGGAATTGCGCCGGAAATTCATACTGGCGATGATGATGCACTGAAGGAGATTTTAACTCATGTCACCGAGGCCACGAAAAAACAGCACTGACGTAGCCGGTCTTTACGAAAAGTTTGATCGCAGAACTGGCAAGGTTTACTACCAGTATAAAAACCCTGTGACTGGAAAATTTCACGGACTCGGAACAGACAAAGGTAAGGCAGAAAAAATCGCTTCCACAGCCAATCAGCGAATAGCTGCAGCAGAAGCTGAATATTTCATGCGCAAAATTGATGAAAGTCCGTCAGCAACAAAACGTCGGGGTATCAGATTAAAGGCATGGGTTGATCGATATCTGAAAATACAGGACACGCGACTGAAAAATGGAGATATTGCAGCTACAACTCACAAAGAAAAAACTCGAATGGCTGCATATCTGGTTTCCCGTCTGGGAAACCACCCATTGAAAGAACTGGAAGTAAGAGACTTTGCATTAATACTGGATGAGTGGCTGGATAAAGACATGGTCAGTACAGCGAGAGTAAATCGCGGATTATGGGTTGATATTTATAAAGAAGCACAGCATGCAGGGGAAGTTCCTCCTGGATGGAATCCTCCGGAGGCTACCCGTAAACCGATCCCTAAAGTAACCAGAGCCAGGCTCACCCTGGAAGACTGGCAAAAAATATACAACGCAACACCTGAAAAACACTTTATCCGTAACGCAATGCTTCTTGCGATTGTCACTGGTCAGCGCCGTGATGACATTTGCCACATGCGTTTTTCGGATGTGTGGAACGAACACTTACATATCACCCAGGGAAAAACCGGAATGCGTCTGGCGTTACCGCTTACACTACGCTGTGATGCCATTGGGATAACGTTAAAAGAAGTTATTGATGGGTGCCGAGACAGAATATTAAGTCCATATCTAATCCATAGTCGGCACCAGAAACAACCAAAGCCGATGAGTAAAGACAACCTGAGCGACTACTTTGCCAAAGCACGGGAGCTGGCTGGGATAATTCCACCAGCAGGAAAAACTCCGCCAACATTTCATGAACAACGTTCTCTATCAGAACGGCTGTACCGTGCACAGGGTATCGATACAAAAACATTACTAGGACATAAAGTCCAAGCAACCACCGACCGCTATAACGATACTCGAGGTCAGGAATGGGTTAAGTTGGTTATTTGACAAACACCATATGGAATATCCGTCACCATCTCAGGAAAAAAGTGTTGTAAAATGCGTGGCCTTGTTTTGGGGAAAAGTTTTGGAGAGATTTTGGAGAAAGGAAAAAATTGAATAAATTCAAAATCCTGAAAGTGCTCCACCTTATGAATAAGAAGGTGAGCGAATTAGATGATTAACCCTTTATATTCAATGCATTAAGTTTGTTTTTGAGTGGTTTTGCCGTTTAAGGTAACGGCGTTATAGATCCTATCAAAATCAATCAATTGCATTCTGGTTTTGGAGAAAGATTTTTCGAGAGCTTCGGTCTTTAACTAAAACTGATTGCGTATAATCCCAATAGCCTTCCCCGACTATCTGAATGGTCGGGGAGGCACTTCAAGCACAAAATATCATCCCTGCGCCGTTGATTACTCTGCAGGTGAAGTCGGCCACTCAATATCAGGTGCGGTTGATGTATCAACACGGTTCAGCAACACCCGATACTTCTTCCAGGCTTCCAGCAACGAGTTTTCTTCCTCCGTTGCGATCTCCAGATCTACAGCATCCTGAAGTGGCGCAATATGCTCACTGAATTCCTGGATGTAGAACTGTGTGGTGACGGTCTTCCAGCCATTCGGCTCCTGCTGTATCGAAGCATACCAGGCTATTTCAATATCGCTATGCTGCGGCAGCATTTAACCCCTTGTAATTCATCGCCATAATTGATTTAATTCATAAACAAAACTATAACATGGTGAAATTAATGAAAAAAAACACACATGATGGGGCTAAAATTTACACACCACTTACCCTAAAGCTTTATGACTGGTGGGGTTTGGGAGTATCAAATCGTCTTGCATGGGGATGTCCTACAAAGGAACACCTTCTTCCACACTTTCTGGAACATTTAGGTAACAACCATCTGGATATTGGTGTTGGAACTGGGTTTTACCTTACTCACGTACCTGAGAGTAGTCTGATATCTTTAATGGATTTGAACGAAGCTAGCCTGAACGCGGCATCTACAAGGGCTGGGGAATCAAAAATTAAACATAAAATTAGCCATGATGTTTTTGAACCTTATCCCGCGGCGTTACATGGTCAATTTGATTCCATTTCCATGTTTTACCTTCTTCACTGCCTGCCTGGAAATATATCTACAAAAAGCTGTGTAATACGCAATGCTGCGCAGGCCTTAACTGACGATGGAACTCTATACGGAGCCACAATTCTTGGCGATGGAGTTGTGCACAATAGCTTCGGTCAAAAACTGATGCGCATTTACAATCAGAAAGGCATCTTTTCAAACACAAAAGATTCCGAAGAAGGCTTAACACATATACTCTCAGAGCATTTCGAGAATGTTAAAACCAAGGTTCAAGGTACTGTAGTAATGTTTTCCGCTTCAGGGAAAAAATAGCATCCAACCGCAGCACGTTCTTGCTTAAGACGTGCTGCGGCATAATCCCAATGATTACTCCCTGACAGGGTTCGTAGGCCACTCAATATCAGGTGCAGTTGATGTATCAACACGGTTCAGCAACACCCGATACTTTTTCCAGGCTTCCACCACCAGCACGACAAGATGCCGCATACAGTGACCCAGTCAGTCCAGTTTCCAGACAACTAGTGCGTCACCTTTTTGAAGGCGCTTTAAAGCACGTTTTAATCCAGGTCGGCCTGTCCTTGTTCCGCTTAATTTATCTTCAAATATTTGTTCACATCCTGCACAAACAAGAGCGTTTCGTTGCAGGTCTGTATTCTGGTCATTTGTTGATACCCTTACATAGCCAATCAGCACGCTGAATCTCCCGTCCAAAAGCACAAATCATGCCATGCAGGCCAGAAACCGCCATTATCTAAAACCTCGGTTTACAGGAAACGGTAAACAGGGCCAGGAACGCCGTGCAAAAGAATGGCGATACCTTGTCCGGTGGGCTTACTTTTGAAAACGACTCAATCCTTGCCTGGATTAGAAATACTGACTGGGCAAAGATTGGTTTTAAAAATAATGCCGACAGCGACACTGATTCATACATGTGGTTTGAAACAGGCGACAACGGCAATGAATATTTCAAATGGAGAAGCCGCCAGAGCACCACAACAAAAGACCTGATGACTCTTAAATGGGATGCTTTGTCTGTCCTTGTTAAAGCCCTTTTCAGCAGTGAAGTAAAAATATCGACAGTCAATGCACTGAGGATATTTAATTCATCTTTTGGTGCTATTTTTCGTCGTTCTGAAGAATGCCTGCATATCATCCCTACACGAGAGAATGAGGGAGAAAATGGTGATATAGGGCCACTACGCCCCTTTACGCTTAATCTCAGAACTGGTCGGATAAGCATGGGGCATGGTCTTGATGTTACAGGGGATATATTTGCAAACCGTTTTGCAATTAACAGTAGTACCGGCATGTGGATTCATATGCGTGACCAGAATGTTATTTTGGGACGCAATGCGGTATCCACCGATGGTGCGCAGGCATTACTTCGTCAGGACCACGCTGATCGCAAATTTATGATTGGTGGACTGGGGAATAAGCAATTTGGCATCTACATGATTAATAACTCAAGGACAGCCAATGGCACCGATGGTCAGGCGTACATGGACAACAATGGCAACTGGCTTTGCGGTGCGCAAGTTATTCCCGGCAATTATGGTAATTTTGACTCACGTTATGTGAGAGATGTCCGACTTGGTACACGTGTTGTTCAGACTATGCAAAAAGGCGTGATGTATGAGAAATCAGGTCATGCAATTACGGGGCTTGGCATTATCGGTGCAGTTGATGGCGATGATCCGGCAGTATTCAGACCAATACAAAAATACATCAATGGCACATGGTATAACGTCGTACAGGTGTAATTTATGCAGCATTTAAAAAATATTAAGTCTGGAAATCCAAAAACAAAAGAACAATATCAGCTAACAAAGAATTTTGATGTTATCTGGTTATGGTCCGAAGACGGAAAAAACTGGTATGAGGAAGTGAAAAACTTTCAGCCAGACACAATAAAGATTGTTTACGATGCAAATAATATTATTGTCGCCATCACCAAAGATGCCTCCACGCTTAACCCTGAAGGTTATAGCGTCGTTGAGGTTCCAGATATTACAGCCAACCGCTGCGCTGATGATTCCAGTAAGTGGATGTTTAGGGACGGAGCTGTGGTTAAACGGATTTACCGGAGGATGGCAGCGTGATTTCACAGTCGAGCGTCAGCGTCCGGGTCTGGCTGTTCACCGCCAGCACACGCCCGCCGATGCTGATACCCGCATAGTCATCATCGCAGATTTCAATGACATCGCCCGGTACATGGCGAAGCCCTTCGGCACCCACGCTGAAGTCCACGGTCTGCGTCTCCAGCAGTTCTGTTTTAATCAGCCACAGCCCGGCGCGGTGTGCCTGCCCCCGGCTGGTACAGCCAAAAGCATCCATCTTCGTGACGTTACGGCCGTAACGGGCAATGGCCTGCGTGTCCTCCACAAGCTCTGTCGCCGTCTCCCAGCCGTTGTTCGGGTCAATCCAGTTCACCTCAACGGCATTATGGCGGTCCTTCAGGGCGCTGA